CTCTTCCATCTTTGCCATTCTTGCCATCCTGACCATCTTGTACAGAGGCAACTTTGCTCTGAATCTCGCCATTCAACTGAGCAAACTTTTGCTCCATGTCTGACTTGATCTTCTTCAAGCCTTGGATGACAAGTTCAGCGCCCTTGCCAATAGACTCGCTCTTGGCCTTGGCAATCTTCTCAGCGGCAGACTGTTGCAAAGCAGTAATGATCTCCATCTGCTGTTCAGCAGAAATACCATCAATTCCTAGCTTACGCTCAAGATCGGCAATGTCCATTTAGGTCAATTCCCTTGAAAGACGATTGAGAAACTCATCTTCAACGCTCGACATTTTGCCCTTCTTGTCAGCCATTTGCAACTCGACAATCTTGGATTTGTTCTTAATGTCAGCTTCTTTGAGCATCAATTCAGCAATCTTAACCCGCTTATCAAACTCTTTTGAACCAGCATCATCTTCATTTGGCAGATTCTTGGTCATTGCCGCCATGTTCTTGGCTTGCACTTCTTGGGGCATCAACTGAGCCTCAATAGCCAGTTTTTGTGCTTCTGCACGATTCTGTTCAGCTTGAGTCGTATTGACAGCAATCTGAGCCTGTGCAGCTTGCATAGCCAACTGCTGTTGCATCTGAGCCATTTGCTCTGCTTGCGGATTAGGCTGGCTCATCTTGTCCAACTGCTCCATCAACTCATAGCGGTTGGTCAGGGAAGAATTAGCCAAAACACCTTTGAGAATCAATGGCAACACAGGAGTGTTGGGGCCAAGAGTCTGAAGCAAGCCAATGAACATTTGTTGCTCGTGCTCACGGGCAATGATGCCCAAAGTGGCAGTAGGAATGAATGTCATGTCCACAGAGGGGTAACGCTCTGGGTCAAACTGCATATACCTGAAAGCCGCCTTCTGGATGAAGGGGATTAGGAAGTCTTCTTGGAAGTTGACCAGAGTACGCTTGTACTTTTTGATGATGGTGGCAACTGCCATAGACATACCGCCTTGGCCCATGTCTCTAGCACCAGCACTGACCATGCCTTGAGAATCCAAGGTTCCCGTGGATTGCAGGAGCATTCGCTCGAAATCCTTGGCGGTAGCTAAGTTGTTGCCATCAGTCTGCCCAAACTTGAAGGGATACAGAATCTCTGAAGGTGCGCCATTGGTAAGAATGGCTTTCCCAGGCTTGACTTCAAACTTAGCACCACGGGGCAGACGGGTTGCATCCATTGCAATCATGGGGCTGGTGGTCAGCGCCAATGAATCCAAGTGAGAACGAATCTGAGCATCAATAGCCTTTTGCATATTGAAGGCTTTTTCCACTGTGCCACGCCCAAGCAGACGATTGGGAACAGTGTCATCTTGGTAGGTCAGAACAGGGCGATCCTTCATCATGTAAGGATTTGCCTCTGCTTTTAAGAGTTGCCCATCGTTGGCAATTACGACAATGGCCTCAACCATGTCTGAATATTCTTCAGCAGCAGAACTCTCAGGGAACAAATCAACAATATTCTTGTTCTCCTCAAGGTTCTCTAGGTACTCCCGTGGAACCAAACCATAGTAGGTCAGCAAAAGCACCTTTTCATCCTGATACTGGCTTACCTCTTGGGTAGGCTCCAGGTCAGTGTCTTCATAAGTGGGCGTAATGTCTACTTTGCGGTAGATTCCACGCTCAATGCCTTCAACAATCTTGTGAATGGAGATGTATTTCTCAATTGCCACCCCCATGCAGTCATCAACTGAGGTTCCATTGGGGTCAAAGAGAAAGTTCTTGGGATTTACAGGTGAAATCTTGACTGAAATCCTGTCTTTTTCTACCACGCCAATGGCGGCTTGGCCCATTTGTCCAGGAATTGCCTGAGTAGAGGGTACAAACTGCTTTTCAGTCTTAACGACAATCTCGCCAATGCCTGTGCCGTAGATTTCTGCCATCAACTCAATGGCATCAATGGATTTACGAATCTTGTCCCGCTTGAAATCCTCCATCAATTGGGCTTTTAGGACTCCAACATCGATGGGGTTGTTGTTCACATCCCGAATATCATCTTGAATGTCAAAGAATTCGCCCTGACCAAAGATAGCTTCCATGATCTCAGCATGGCGGGTTTCTACAGCTTGTTGGGTGGCAGGGGTTACGATGCGTGAACGCTCAGACTCACGGGTTTTGTCTTCAGATGCCCACTGTCCACGAAAGATTCGCTCGTACTCAAGCCAATCGGGAAGGAAGTTGGTATCTCTGTAGTCACGCCAGCGGTTGCAATGGTCAGTAACAAAATCAGTCAGTTCTTTATCAGCCTCAGTAGGCTCATAAAACTCATTTTGCTCTAGCTTTTCTTGCTTATCTGTTGCCATTAAACCCCCGATATGATGTCTACAGGCTCCCACTCTTCATCTTCTTCACTCTCAAAGTAAGATGTTACAGCCAATTGGTCAATATAACTCAAAGCATCAGGTAAGTCATCATGTACGCCATTGGCAGGAAACATCAAGAGTTGGTCAGTGAAGTCATCCCAATCTTCTTCAGAGTTCAGCACAATTCGCCCATGCTCAAACCGCCCTTGGAGACTCCAGATGATTCTGTCTGTCTTTTTCCTGTTGCCATGCGTTAGGTCAACTATGTGCGAATATACATTATTTTTCCGCATCAGGTCACTGAGGTACGGCAAAACAGCGTTTTTTAACGCTCCACGCTCGATTCCCACCGAAATTGGCCTGTAATCCCGCATCTTCATCAGGATTTTGGCGGCAGTTTCCCGAATGTCCCACCGCCCGTGATCTATCTCTTTGACAAACCACTTGCCATCATCAGTGACTTTGACCACTGCAATGGCACTCTCATCTAGTCTTTTTTTCGCGTTAGCAGCTTGTTTAGCCACTTCTTCAAATCCTGCCAAGTCGATTGCAATGAAGTAACTACCATACTCAGGTTCCACACCATATTTGATCCAATCTTCTTTAAAAACATCGCTTCCTGCGTTGTCAAAGGATGCCAAGTATTCCTGCTTGAAAGCAAAGGAACTTAGCGTCTTCTTGGCAGACTCAATCTCAGTTGGGTCTATCAATGGGTTATCTTGGGTTGTGAAGTGCCAGGACTTCCAATCAGGATCAGTCTCCTCTTGGCCCATCTTGAACAGATCATAGAACCAGTTGCGCCCCTTTGGTGTGCCGATGAATATGGCTCTGCCCTTTTTGTCTGACAAAGAAGCACGAATCACCTGCTCCCAGGCTTCAGGCTTAATGTCCGCAACCTCGTCTAGTACCGCATAGGTAAGGGACACACCCCGCAGGGTATCTGGTCTATCAGCACCACGAACATAAATCTTTGCACCATTTATCATGGTTATGTCCATATTGTTGATGTGACTAGCCTGGATAACATCCCGTCCAATCTCCAACAACACATCCCAAATGATCTGCCTAGCCTGTCCATTGGTAGGCGCAACATATAGAACCGCACTTCCTGCTGGGCAACGTAATGCTTCAATGATTAGCGTAGTAGCCGCTAACCTAGACTTGCCACAACGCCGACCAGCAGCCACAACCTTAAACCTTGTTTTGTCAGCAAAAACTGTTTGTTGCCAAGGAAGGAGTGAGAAGTTGAGGTCAGACATTTTTTGTTTCTACATCAGTCACATCTTGCAAGGGTTCTATCTCTACGCCACCAATGCCTGTGATGTTGATGGTAACGGCATTCCTTTGCTTGCCTTCTTTCTCAAACAGACTGACCGGAAGCATCCTATCCATACAGAGCTTGAGCATAGCCGCCTGTGCTGGGTGTTCGTCATTCATAGCAATCTCAATTGCTTTGTGAACAACATTGGAACCTGCACTGTTTATCAGGAGGTCTTTGAGTTCTTTGATGCGCTGAACTTCAGTCTTTGGCAGGAGAGCCGCAGGTCTTTCAGCATAGGTAGCCATAGTGAACTTCTTGTTCACAGCACCCTTGGGGCGACCTTTTTTCTTTAGGTTGTTTGGCAGTGCATCAATCACATTCATACTTTACCCAGTTATGGAAGTAGTATAGGTTGTTGGTGGGCGGTTTCACCACAGTTCTAGCCGCCAGCTTCGCCATGTCGTGCAGTGGGCACACATGATCTACTCCGATTCAATGCTTCTCACCAACACGGCTGGAGACTGTGGAGGAATTACCAGAGGCGGCGCAAGACCTAAGTCGGCAACTGCTTGAACCATTCAATCTCCATGCGTGTAGGTTGTTGGTGGCGGGTACTGATCCCCCGCATATGCCATTGTGCTTAAAAGCAGTGGCACTGGATATTCGCCCATCGCATCAATCTGCGCGTTCACCAACACGGCTGGAGACTGCCTTGCAAGGATGGTTCTAGTTACGGCGAACCACAATCCCCATGCGTGTGGGTTGTTGATGGCTGGCACTGATCTCCAGCTTGATGAGACAAGTTTCTTATGTGGCTTCTCATCGTTACATTACTTGTTGCACATCAGTCTGTGCATTCACCAACATGACTTAACTATAAACAACTTTCTTTTGTTTGACAAGTGGGGTAAACCCTTATAGAATCACGCTATCTGTTCGCGTCAGATGAAGCCTTTTAGAAGTGGTACAGCCCTGGGGATACTCGGGGACGCGACTGTATCACCCCTAAAGGGCTTTTTTCATGGGCATTTACCTTTACAGCCAGAAAGCAATAGACGCTCACAAGCAAAAGCGCAAGCGTGATGCAGCCAAGGCTAAGAAAACATTAGCAAAATTAGCAGAATCTAGTCCTGTCATCCAGGCACTGATAAACAAGAAGGCTTCTCAAATAGCTTGGGCTATGCAAAAGAAGGTTGTCAAGAAGGCTCCAGTCTTTGAGCCACCTCCTGCCTATGTGCCAGGGATGTGGAAAGAGTTTTACAAGACAAGGGAATGGCGAGATGTTCGGTACAAGGCTTTGGTCAAGTTTGGCAAGAAGTGTCAGGCTTGCGGGGAAACTGGTGGCTACATCCATGTGGATCACATCCTTCCCAGGTCAAAGTACCCAGACAGGGAGCTTGACATAAACAATTTGCAAGTGCTTTGTGAAGCGTGTAACATAGGTAAATCCAACACGGATACAACTGATTGGCGTGACAAGTAAAGGGATGTCGGGTGTGGCAGTCGCACCCTCAAAGGCATGAGATATTCGGTTGCCCAAACAAATCCTCACCAGGAAGTAAGGGCGGTGGCTATAAAGCGGTACGCACTGTTCAACAGTAATACGACCTGAAGCCCCACAGAGTCTGCTTAACTCTGTACGCTATACGACACCCACCCTAGTCAAGGGATTCTCAAGACCATGAGAATTGCTACGACTGCCTTGCTACGTCTGTACTTTACTGCTCACCTTTTTCTTCAAAGCTACTCTTGTTTGACAAGCAAAGTCTAATTTAGCTTTTCTTGTGGATGGGGGGCACCACAAAATCTCTCACACCACACACACCCCCTCCCCCCCTACAAACCCTTAAGGGTAAACCCTGATAGGGTAAGTCCTACTAGGGAATACCCTGAGAATTAATTAACCGTCCAGTCGGTCGGGTAATGAATGTCGTTGCGGGTGCTTTCCGATGACACTTGACAGACACTCTACGGGTTAACCCTAACCGATATCATTTCACCATGTGGAATATTTTATATTTACATTTCACATCGTGAGATATTAGATAGGGGTTATTACTATTAGGGTTTTCATGTTGCTGATTTTCTTGTTTAAAATCAACGATGTATAAAAACTGGCACGTTTCTTTCGCGCTATATATATGAGAGCATCGAAAAACTCTCATTCATCAATCAACTCAATAGGCGTAATATCATGATCATCAAAGCACGATTCACACAAGACATTTCAACCCTGAACAAGTGGCTGGCAGCGTATCAAGCCACTAATGGCGCGGTTCAATTCTTCACTAGCGCGGTATTCACCAATAACAGCGAGATCATTGGAAAAGACCAAGAAGTAATGTTCTTCATTGGGTATGTTGCTGGTCTTGGTGAAGCGGGTCTTGAATCCGTTTCCAAGGTTTAAATTCAACCGGGGCCACAGTGCCCCATTCATTCATTTTTAATAGGTGTCACACAATGCAAACCATACCGATCCATTTCACCCGGTCTCAGGCTGGCACGATAGCTGGCAGTGTCACTCAAACGACTAAGATGCCATGCAAGAGCTATTCTCTGCCTACTGTGGCATGCATTACCGGGTTTAAGATGGCCAAGATACCCGGTTCTATTTGCTCAACATGCTATGCAAATAAGGGCAACTACATGATGTATGCCAACAATATCGAACCCGCACAGCATGCACGTTTAGACTCACTCAATGATGCATTGTGGGTCGATGCTATGGTCTCCCACATTGGAAACGATAGCTATTTTCGCTGGCATGATAGTGGAGACCTTCAAGGTCTCTGGCATCTTGAAAAGATAGCTACAGTCGCAAAGCTAACCCCTAAGTGCATGCACTGGCTGCCAACCCGTGAATATTCTATGGTCAAACAATACATTTCTAAACATGGGGCACTGCCAGAAAATTTGATTGTGCGATTGTCTGCTATGTATGTTGACAAACAAGTAATTATTCCTGCAAGCTTGCAAAATCAGGCAAACGTCACGGTCTCCAATGTACATACTGTGACACCCATGGGCTTAGAGTGCCAAGCCCCAAAAAACAAGGGTCAATGTGGGCCATGTCGGGCATGTTGGGGCATTGAACCCGTTAGCTATAAAGCGCATTAATGCATAGCCTGTAGACCCTTGCAGAGGGGTTTATAGGGTTTGCATTGGTGCAAACTTAAAGCAACCTTGGAGAATTTAATATGCGTCAATCCAATGTGAGAATTATTCACAATAAATTATTGGGGGGTTGGTTCATTGTGCGTGGGCCGCATCAAACCCCTATCGGTGGCCGCTTTGCATCAAAAGAAGAAGCACAGCAACACAGGGACAATGTGCGAGCATATTATCAAGGGGCCGCATCATGCAAAAAATAATGGCTGCAAAATACCCGGGGCGCTGTAGTGTATCGGGTTCACCTATTTACCCGGGCGATACCATTAAATTCGATACATCAACCCGCAAAGCATGGCTGTGTGAGCATGACGATATGGGGGTGTACTTTGCACAGCGTACAGCAACAAAACCGGGTTATATCTCGCACGTTTTCAATGTAGCGGGTAAAGACTATTATCAAAACAAGGGGGGCCGATGCATTGACGCACCATGCTGCGGGTGTTGCAATATTTAATTAGCGCATAAACTGAAACACATCTTAGCGGGTGTGTTTTGGCCTATACGCTGTGTTTAGGATGTTTCCCGGCATTTTCCGGGGTTGAATAGGTGTGATTATGGAAACCATCGATAAAATTGTGTGCTGGGTGTGTTGCGGGTGTTTTGCTGCCCTTTGGTTAATCATTGGATTGACGGGTTAAACCATGACACAATCCCAAGCACTAACCCAAGCCCTTGTTTTAGCTATTATTGCACCCAGTGACAATAAAGCGGCCCAAGCTTCGACCCTTGCTATGCAAATAGCCCAAGGGCTAACCAAAACCCAAGTAAATCGCTGCAAGGCCCAAGCATTAAAGATGATAGGGGAAAACCCTTGATATATGCCACATTAGCCCTTTTGCTTCGCATATTGACTAGAAAACGATAACATTAACCACTAACTAAGCCGCCTTCGGGCGGTTTTTCTTTGCCCACTTTTAAGCCCTTGCAAGCCCTTTTACCCTTGCCCTATGTACCCTCAGAAAAACAAGCTCTTCTAGGCCCCTTTTAAGCCCTTCTAGCGGCATTTTTTTGGTCAATCACCATCCTGGTTTGGCAGTGTGGTTACCAAGCCCACAAAATTCAGGTTCATTTCAGGGTCAAGCCCACAATTGTAGAAATGACCAGCTTGGTCGATAGCAACCTTCAACCCTTGCGTCATGTTACCGCCGCCGATCAATTCCAGAATGGCCCTTTGCTCTGGGCTTAAATTGATCTTGAAATCAGTCTGGGTTCTTAATGGGTTTATCTTGTTTGCCATTTAACTGCTCACGCCAATAAAGTGCGATTAAAAGTGCCTCTGCCCTGTTTCCATCTTTCTTTCTGATTAACTTGGCTTCAGGCCAAAAACTACGGGCTAAATCTAGGCTTTCGTTTTTATCGCTTGTCAGGTGGAAATACTTTTTCCATTTCTGAGGGGTTACCAAATGAAAAGGATAGCGGGTTAACTCTGCCACTGCTGAGATAACGCCTACTGCCCTGCCAAACTGAAAAGAACTAGCCACCCCTTGCCCTGGCATTGAATGGACTGATTCCATGCAAATCTCTGCCCCTTCCCTTGGGTCAATGCACCGCAATATCATGTTCTTAAATACAAGGGGCAATATATTTTTGTCTTTATGCTCAATCATAAAAGAGTCCAAATAATCGCCGTTCTGATCAAGTGCGCCAACTGCGCCGGATATGCTACCCGGATCCAGGCCCAGGTACACCATTATTGTGCTCCTTCATTTGTTGAATTAAGTCCTGGGTTATCCCTATCCACAAATGGGTAGAACAAGTCTCTAACTCCTTCGCCCTGTGCCATGCTTGACCCTTCCATCCAGGTTGCTTGGCAAGGTGAACAAGCCATTCCAATGTCTCCTGATACAAGTAAGGCTCTGTTGACAAGGTAGAGTGGGACAGCAAGCCCTTGTTTTCGTTTGTTGAGCAAGTGGTGGGCTTCATCTTTGGTCATTTTGGTTTCCTGTCATCTTTTCTTTGAAGCCTTGATAAAAATCATTACTGTTCATCAATCGGAAAATCCCATCACCATTTTCAAGGCTGGCCCTGTCCATGATGTAGTCTCTGTATTCCAATTCGAGTCGAAATGATCTCATGGCGGCTTCAAATTGCTGTTCAGTCATATGAATAATAACTCCTGAGTCTTTACTGAATCACCAGCGTTATATTTTTCTGATTCGCCTTTTGGGTAAGGGTGGATTTCATAACGCAACTGGTCTTTTAAGGTCTGTTTTTGTTTTCTGCTTCCAACAAAATAAATATATCTGTGTTTAGCACTGCGATTTATTCTATTTTCAGAATCTCCAAAATTATGCCTTGAATGCTTACCATCAAGTCCAGCCATGTCTGTTCGTTCTTTTGTTGTTCCAGTGAAAATGAAGTTTGTTGCCTGATAGACATACCCAACATGGTTCATCTCAGTGTCGGCATAAGAAACCACAATGCTTGGCTTTGGCAACATTTGCAGACTTTGACCAACCAGCATAGATGCGGCATTTTTCAATCCATCTTCAATGCAAAGGCGGTTCAACTCCAAAACAATGTCTTTGTTTTCTGGCCCACAAACACCCATGCACAGGAAAGGACTAGCTGGCAACCCATAAGTCACGATGCCAACTAGCCTTGTGTCATACAAACCAAAAGCATGAATTATTTGAGGCATTCGCTTGGCATAGTGTTTTTTCAGAATCCAAGGTTCAGCCTCAAAAGGCTTTATGGGTAAAACCTTCATGTCACCATCGATTCTTTGAAGGCTTCATAAAAATCTCCGCTTTCCATTAGCCTAATCAAAACATGATTATTGCCAACAGGGTGGTTAGCCTCAATGAACTCTGCATATCGGTCTTCCAACTCATATGTGTTCATTTTGTCCTCAAACTCTTCTTCGGTCATGTTACTTTTCCTTTCAACGCATTTCTGATTTGTGCCATGATTTCTGGCGGTGGTGGGCCTGTGTGCTTTTTGTCTTCATCCAGCTTGAGTAAAGCAGGATCACGGCCTTGAACGGGTGCAAC